AAGAGCTTTCTTATTAAATATATCTAAGTGTTCTCTCTTACGGAATAGTTCTAAAATAGCATCCGCAATTTGAGCGTCATATTCTTTAGGAAATAAATTATAAATATTTCGGGTGCAATACTCGGTATAAATGTCTATAAACATCGATAAACGCTCATCGTGCGATGAATCATCGATGCTGTATGAATGTTCCTCATCTTCCTCAATTGTATCTAAAGCAACAGTATCAATACGTTTTTTATAATTTTTCTGGTTAGATAGAATTAAATAACGTTTTGCAATAGTTCCAAAATAAGAATATGCTTTAGCTCCCTTTTCTGGATTGAATAAATGGATTTTAGATAGAAGGAAGGTAATTACCTCGTGTTGTAGATCTTCAATATTATTTACCTCAGTATAATAAAACTTAAAAGTATGAATAATATTTTCGGTTAGTTTGAAAAAGGCATAATGGATTCTATCGTGATAGATTCTACTTTTTAATTCAAAATCAGTAGTGTTATTGTACAATACAATAGCGTCCTCAGTGTCTTGAGTAAAATATTGGACACCCTTTTTCTTCTTTTTTACTACTACCTCTTCCATTATTTTGTAATATTTTTAATAACAAAAGAGTTTAATGCAGTTTGAATAGTTTTAATTTGTTCAAAGAAAAATCCTACCTCATCGTCCGATTTGAAACTACCTTTAGCATCTACTTCCATCATTTTCTTTTCTGCCAACTCAATAGTGTCGGAAATTTTATTTAGGTAGGTCATATAACCGGCTAAAATATCTTCTTGTTTTTCGTTTTTCTTAAGAAGATTATAGGTCGTGAATCCAAGAGTCACGACCAATATTGAAAGTAATACAATTGTTAATATCATAAGTTGTCTAATAGGTTTTTAAGTCCCTCACTTTTTACACTACCTAATGCTTTAGATTTAGCAGCTGAATTTGCTGGGGCTGATTTCTTATTATCCAATGTAAATGGTTTCTTTTTAGTTTCCACGTTACCCTGGAGTTTTGGTAACCATTCTCTTTCAAACTCAATCCTAGCGGCCATTAAATCCGCTTGATGTACAATAAAAGGTAATGATGTACGTGGTTTTTGTTCTGGGAGATAAGTCATTAAATACTTTTTATTTGCCTCATCATATAAACCATCGTGTGTCTGGATTGTAATCATTTCATTGAAGGTATATTGGATACCATTAGATTGAAGTAAAAATAATCCTCTATCAGGAACAGAAGCAAATGGAACTTTAGTATTAAACATATAATCCTCTCCCAATTTTTCACGTCTCCAGTTATCAGTTTGAGGAATATAAGCTTCTTCTTCCTCAGAACCCATTTTACCCAGGTCATGATTTAGAGCCGAAAATACTAGTTCTTCTTTAGTATAAGTAGTAGTATCAGCACCCATAGTAGCCCACAATTCGTGAAGATGAAGAGCACAAGTAATTACACGATTAACATGTTCTACGTAACCTCCCGGAAAAGCGTTATGATATTCTTTTTTATGAGCAGCAGGCATTAACATTAAACGCTCACTAAATTTTTCATAAAATTCTACTAATTTTTCTTTACGAGGGGATGAAATATGGTCTTCAATAAAACCCATCATCCTCATCCAATTTTGTTGGATTTGTTCTGCTGTTAAATTCATAAATTTATTATTAATATTCTCCCGGACCTAAAGGTTCTTGTTGAACAAATGCTTTAGCATCATCAAGAGTTTCCCTAAGTGTGATAATTACTTCTTCTACCTGTTCTCTTGAACCACCACGATTCAAGAAAAAGTATATTTTCTCTACTTCCCCCTCTGCTCTTTCCAACCGTCTCATTATTATATCTCTGTTTTTCATATTTTATTCTCTTTTTTTCCTTTTCCCGTGATTGGAATATAATATTGGGAGTAAGATCCTCCAAGCTTAAGTTAAGAGAAGTTTTACAAATTCTAAATTCTTTTTGAGATGTGAACACTTTTCATATTCCTCGTGTTCTTGGAAATAATTTATAGATAATTCCAATGCTAACTTAAGATGTATATCGGCGAATCTATATAAGGCCTCTTGGGTAACTAAGTTATCCGGGTCTACTTTTTTAATATATTCCCAAGCTCTATTAAACACTACATATTCACCTGCTTTATCAACATCAACCATATTTAACCCCTCATCTAAGTTATCAAAAAATTTAAGTAATTGGTCGTTAAATGTTTGGTGATTCTGGATTAGTTTTTTAAACATACCTACCCAGAATAAAGGATGGTTTTTATAATCTAATAAAGTATCTACTTGTTGGGCTTTCTCCCTTAGTGACTCGGGTTCATCTCCATTAAACAAGTTAAATATTTTATTAATATCCATACACTGATACATATAGGCGCCATACACTTTTATATAGCGCCTATATTAAACGACCTCCGGTTGTTCACGGAGGGTGTTGATTTTAACCTATAACGTCATCTAAATGATCAGGAATACCATCACTATCTATATCACATACCTCAACGTAACCAAAAGCTTTCATAAAGCTAGCTACTCTTTCTTTTAAATCATTATCTGAATCTGCAAACCAATCTTCTTTAATAAGATCATGACCCAATACTGACGTTAAAGCAGTGTAAAGAACCTCTACATTTTCAACAAGATAAATATCTGCTGCTGTAAAGTCTAAACTAAATGCATAATCATCTATTTGGGGTATTTTTAATAGGTCATCGGTTTTACCTATTTTCTTTTCTGTAGGTACTTTACCTCCAAACTTATGAAAATATTCACCTATGTAAATATACCCTTGTCCTTCTTTTAATTGAAATTCACTCATTATTTTAATAAATTATAATATTCGTTGAAATGTTTAATACGATCAGGTAAACCAATTGTTCCACCGTTTACTCTTTTAGTTACTGCTGTTACTGTAGCTTGATCAGCTCCTTTATCACAAATAGCCCATAATTTATTTTTATCAAAGAACCAAGCAGCAGACATTAAAGCATATTTACCTGATACTAAATCAGGATTAGATAAAATATCTTCAGGTACAGTTTTATCAAATTGAGTGTAATTATCTTTACCTGTTAATTGGATATATCCTCTACCTCTGAACTTAAATCCATCACCTGTAGCTTCAACTCCATTACCCATTCTACCTCCATAAACTCTATTTGCAATTTTTTGAGGTTGGCGAGCATAAGATTCTGCTAAAGCTGGAGTAAAGTATCTTGGGAAAATACCTAATAATCCTTTTGAACTGTAATTTAAATTCTCACTAGTAGCTTTAAACTGACCTGATTCATGTCCTGCTTGAGCAAGAAAATGAGCTAAACGTAAAACATTTGTAATATTAAACTTAGCAGCAGTATCAGGAATAGCAGCAATTACTGAATCAGGGATATGTCCCTTTAATTTATCTAATTTAAATGAACTAGGAGGAATAACTGCTGGAGCAGGAGTAGCAGCAGGTGTTGTACCCATAATTTTATTCCAAGTTCCATCTCCTACTATACCATCAGCAACTAAACCATTAGCCGCTTGATATTTTTTAACTGCCTCTTCGGTTTTAGGACCAAAGTTACCTACAGGATCAACCCCTAATTTAATTTGGAGTTGTTTTACCTGTTCATTATTATCACCTTTTTTTAATAGCATATTTATTTATCTTTGTGTTTGTCAATTTTTTCTAAAATTGTATTTAATACAGAATGTTTAATAAAACCAGCAGTTGATGCATTTTTCAAAGCACTAATTAATTGAAAAACTATAAACGGCATTATAATGGTTTCTGAGAGCCAGGATGTACCTGGGAATCCAATTTCAACCATTAATATTACTGTTAGTATAACTAACCAAGTAAATGTTGTTTTTAATACTTTTAATGCTTTATAGGTTTTAAAACCTTCTTTCTTCGTACCAGCAACTATACCAAAAAACCCATCCATAAAAGCCACCGCCACCACAGCCAAATACTGCTCACTATTGTCTATAGCTAATCCACCGAAGTAGCTACAAACAAAAGCACAGGTTGTGGTTAATGATAATAGTAAAACTAGTAACGTAGACTTCATTATCCTTCTATATCTTTATCTTCTTCGTGTTTATCTTTTTTATTCATGAATTTATCTACAGAAGCGATACCGAAACATCCTAAGATAATTACCATGAATCCATCAAAAATAAATTCGTTAATTACTAAAGCAGTACCCATGTAGCCAGTTACTAAGTCTACTACAAGAGCAATACAAAGCATAAAAAATGCTACAAACCCAACAACGGCTTTTTCGTTGATTGAGTTGTTGTCGTCGAACAGTTGTTTAAAGAAATTTTTCATATTATAGTTGTTTTGTTGTGTTTTTCAAAGCTTCTTGTAACGATTTCGAGAACGCCTTTTTGTTGAGTGGAACTTCTCCATTTTCAACATTTAAAAACATAGCAAAAATGAAAGTACGTCTTTCACCTTTA